CTTTTTTCACCCCACAAAAAAATTCCCCAAATGATACACGAGGTTGCGTTGTCTAGAATGAACCGAAATCCACTCTATCGAACACAATCTCACAACGTACCATTCCGAGGAACGAAATCGAGAATGTGAAGATTATTAAACTTTCCATCTCATAAATTAATTATACCATAGTTTGTTGATTTTGTAAAGAATTATTTTGCTTTAATAATTTCCATGTTCATAAGTTGGATTAAAACCTACAGGACCTAACGTATTTATTGTACTCATATTATACCTCCTTTAAGAACCCTTAGAAAATGTTGTGCTATCTATTATTTTTTGTTCATAAAAGAATAAAGGGTAAGTTGTTGCTGGTAAAAAAGTTGTTGATTCTGTTATATTTTCAGCTTCTAATGTTTTAGTATTTGCTGTGTTTAATTCGGTGACAACTTTACCTATTCCAATGCTTGGTGTATTGAAGTTATCAGAATAATAATAAATAGTTTGTCCACCTCTAACCCATATAATAGTTCCTTCATAAACATTTTCGATTTTTTGAATATTTGGAGTAATTTTATATTTATTACATTCAAGATAAAAATTTCTATTATACCATGAAGAAGTATTTGTTGAACCGCAATTTGATATACATTTAAAAAAGCATCCATAATTACCACTAATATATCTTGTCATTAATTCAATACTACTTCTATTATTATAAATATTTGTATTTGGAAAAAATAAAGGAACAATTTTATCAGTATATGATGATAAATTAAATCCATCATATACATTATTAATAGATGATCCATTAAAAGAAGTTGAATATCCTTCATATGATTTTGTTATTGAAACAGCGTTTGTTATAGTAGCATCTAAAAGTCTAAAAAGTGGACTACCTGTAACACTAATCATTGTACAATGGTCATATATAACATTATCAGTTGGATATGTACCATGAGATTTATCATATATATTTGAATTATTAATAGTTATAAATTGATAATTATGCATATAGAAAAAGTATGTATAAACAGCATCTCTGGTTTGAATAGCGAGATTATTAATATTCCAATAAGAATTTAAATTATTATTGGTATTATTTAAATAAAATGGAATTATATTATTTCCTGTAATATCAATAAGCATTTGATTAATATATACCTGATTAATCCAATTATTAGTATCACATTTAAAACCATAATTAGCTTTTCTAGTATCAGTTTGTTTTCCTAAAATAATATTATCAATCATAATTCCATAATTTCTGTATCCAATAAAATCAAATAAACATTCTATTTGTTCGTCAGAATTACTAGATATTACCAAATTAGAAAAACGAGCAATTGAAGGATAAGTTCTTTCTCCTATTTCTCCATTATAAGTTAAAACTTTTCCTGTAAATGCTGTTCCAGTATTAATTTCAAGACCATCAATTATAATACTATCACCTAAAATTAATCCATCATTTGAACTATTTGTAAAAATTAATTGTCCATTACCATATATTTTTTTTGATTTTAAAACTGTGATTTCGTTAGCTATGTAATAACTTCCTGTGGGTATATATACGTTAATATTACCATAATTAAAAGCTTTATTTAATAAGGTATAATTATTAAAATTACTATCATTTGTTTTGCATCCTATTTGTAAAGCATTAATTTCTTTTTCTATTATTAAAGTTGCATATAAACTACCTACATTTACTTGAAACTCATTTGAATCTTCTGTATCTGTTATTTTATATATAGCACCTCCACCATCATTAACTGAATAATAACCTAAAGTTCGAACATAACTTCCATTTATTAAATTAGTAGCTTGTTTCATATCTGCAACATTATCAAAACACCATATTGCAGTTGATTGTAAAAATTGTTGAATTATTTCAGTTAATACTCCATCTTCTAACATTTGGTCTAATTTATTATTGATTTCTTCTTGAACATCTAAATTTTCAAAGTAGTTGTTCATGTATTCTTCAAGTTCTTCAACATCTGAATCAATTGAATCTTTATAATTATTAATATATCCTTGAAGAGCTAAAACAACCTTTTGAACTTCTTGTATAGCACTTGCATTGTTATTGATTGTTGGAATAATATTATTTTTTAAAAATTCAATAAACCATACTAACATTTCATAATATGTCATTGTCTCTAAATATGAATTTGGAAGTTCACCAATTGTCATACATATCTTTTTTAAGGGAATTACTTTCATTGTAGGTATTTCAATTTTTTGTTCTGAATCTGGATAATTATCATGTGCATTAATATCCACATATTCATTTTGATTTTCATTCATTTTTATCACTTTCCTTTCTAATATAAGCCCATAAACAAAGGCTCTAATTTTTCAATAATTTCTCTATTGATTGCTCGAATATTGTCTCGGTATTGTTCTACCATTTTTTGAGCTGTTGCAGAAACTCCTGAATTTCCTTTGATTCTTTTTGTATATTCTTCTTCTGAATCACTTCCACTTGTTGTATTTGTTACGTTATTAATAGAATCTGACTTTTGCGTTCCTGATGTTGCTGTTGCATAATTTCCAGCAAGAATATTTTGTTTTGTGATTCTTCCCTGTGGAGTGTCTGAAGTTATTCCAATAGAGTCTCCAGTATTTGTTGAATCCGATACACTTCTTCCAGTATTATCGACATTTGCTGTTCTTGTAAATGTTTCTGTGTAATCCACATTAACAAGAGGGTCGTACTCTATAGCACTTGAATATATTAGTGGAAGATATTCTTCCATAAGTTCTTCCATTGTAACTTTTGCATAATGTTTGAATAATCCAATTGTCTCTTGTCCAAGTTCTCTCATATAATAATGGTTAACAATCATTTTTGCAAGTTTATCTTTATTCCATATTCCTGATTCATTTATTACTGATATTTGTTCTTCTGTTAGAAAATCAGATAATTCATAGTCTTTGAAGAATCCTTCAACTTGTTCTTTAGTATAAAGTGGTGGATTGAATTTTATTGGAGTAAAAAGTTCTCGAAGTTCCATTGTATATTTACTCATTTTCCTTCACCTCTTCTTTTATTTTATCAATGTTTTCTTGTTTATCAATTCTTTTATTGTCTTGATAATCAGAAACAATTGATTGTTCCATTTTTATAATGTTCTTTAAATCTGAACGTACACGAACTGAAATTTCTTTATCTGTTCCAGTAAGTCCGTATTTTTCATTGAATTGTCTGCATGCTTCAAGACGTGGAGCAAGCATACTTTGAAGATTCAAATTGACAAGTTCATTATTTTCATTTGATTCAGATTCAGTAAGTCTTTCTTTTTTCTGAACTGATATATTATTAATTCCAAGATATGTAAGAGCTTCATTCCATATCTCTTTTTTATATTCTGTTATTTTATCAGCAACATATGGAGAATCTGTTTTAATAGCTTTTAACATATCATCATTTAATTGATTCTTATTTCCAAATATAAAAGGTTGATTTCCGTTATATTGATTATATAAGTTTTCTAACATTAATCTTTGTTTTTCGTCTCCAACAATCATAACAGGGAATCTTTGTCCTGAAATATTAACATCACATGTTCTTTGAGCAAGATAAAGTCTCCATGCGAATAATTCCATTGAACCTGCTGTTGGAGTTCTATCCCAGTTATTCATAACAAGAATACATTCATAGTTCTTTTGATTTTCGAATTGATTCTCGGATAATAGAGGATTTAAACCAGTATATAATTTTCTCATTGAATTAAATCCATAAGAGAAACAATTAAATTTATCAGGAAGACCATAAATATTTACATACCCAGAACCTGCACATTTTGTATTAATGAACCCATAATTTTTATCAAATAATAATGAAGCTTGTCCATTATAATAAAGACATTGTTCCAAGTATTTGGAATCCATACTTTTTGGAAGATTCACCCATTCAAACATGGATAAAGCAATTCGTCTGAATCTATTTAAATAATCAACATAAGTTGCGTCATTAACAATTAATGAATCTTCAAATTTATAATTTTGTGATTTTCTTCGTTTCATGTTTTCTCCTTTCTTGATATTCTTTATTTAATTATATCATAATTTATTATAATATTCCATTAGAAGCTGAATAATTTAAAAATGTTGATGTATTATGCCAGAAAGTACAACCATTATTGAAAAGACTTCTAATTTTGTCTAAATCTGCCTCAGGAATATCTCCTTCAAGATTAACATCAATACATTTCATATAATCCCAATTAGCTCGTTTATGAATATTTGGAGTTGCTAGACGATTGACTTTATAACCATACATACTCATGAAATCGTCGCACATTTTTGCATATTCGTATTTTATACTCATGGCATAAGCTGTGAAAGTTGTTTGTCCTGATACAAAATTTACATCTCCAGTATCTGCATTTCCTACGTGTTGAGGTGGCATTTTTGAATGTTGCTCTATGGAGTTTATTGTATTTGCTATACCAGAGACTCCATGAAGAATTTGTAAACCTCCACCAGCATAACCTCCTGCAATACTTCCAGTTCCTAAACCTATTTGAATTGTGTCTTCCACTAATCCAGTAGCAATTGGAACACTATTTGCTGTCAACCAATTTATGAAAGTATCATTTTGAAATCCGCATGTTGGAATTTTTCCTCCATGCAATCTGTTTTTATAGTTATCAGTGGGAGTACCACCATAGTTTAGGGGTGTGGCAAAATAACTTCCACCAAAAGAAGGTGTCCCTATTATATCAAATTCACATGTTGCTGAATTAAAATCTTCGTATCTGTAAATTGCTTGAGAACCATTTCCATTATCAAGTAATAAATACATGAATGGATATGTTTTCATTTTATTATTACGTGGATTGTATCCATTTAAAGTATTAAGTTTTTGAATTGGTGTATCAGATGGACTTCCTCCTCTTCCCCAAGTAAATCCACGAGGAGTATTTTCTGGTGTTATTTTTGAACCTTCATCAACTGAATCAGTAGTATAGAACATAACATTACATAGAAAAATCCCAATAATTGAATCTAATTTTTGGTCTTGATTCATTTGCATTAATTTATTTTGAAGTGCAAGTCTTCCACTTGAAGTATTTGAAAACCTATATAAATTATATCCCTGATACACTCCACCATAGGAAGCCCCACCATCACTTGTATATGTATCTAAATCAATTGTTGAAGCTACTAAAATGGAATAGTTTGTTAACGTGTCATTTTTATTCCAATTATTAACAATATATTCTCCTGTTTCTAATCCTTCAGGAATTGTATGTACTCCAATTGTGTCATCAGATACATGTTCACGTTCAATAAACGAATTCATATAATTAATATTAAATTGCCATGTTTGGAAAACATCTGTTTCAATTGTAACTTCACTCATTCCGTCATTCACGTATTTGATGTCTGTCACAAAGGCATAAAACCATTTATTTTCATATGAATCGTTTTTATACATACAATAATTATATTGTAGTAAATCTTCAAAACGTGGAGCATAAGGGTTTGATTCTTTATCTGTTGAATAACGAATCACCCCATCTTTTCTTTGGTAAGTACACCCATCATATTCTAAATGAGGAAGACTTAAAAAATAAGATTCTTGTGCTGAAGCGTTCCCAAAAGTTATTTGATTATAATTATCTAATTTTAAAGGTGACTTAATTAAAATTATGTCACTATCTGGAACTACAATCATTTTATCTCTCCTTCCTAAAATAACAAATAAAATGTTATTTTTGCATATTTTATGCAATATTTTCACTTTATTTACGAATTTTTCACAAATATTACGAAAATAAAGTAAAAGAAGAGGGATATTATTCCCTCTCCCTTAAAAGGTTTATTCACCAGTGACAGAAACTGAAATTGTTCCTGAAATACTTCCGTTTGAAGCTGTAATTGTAACAGCTGATTCAGTTGCTGATACACCTTCAATTTCAACATGTCTATCGTCAATCTTTGTAATTTTTACATAAGTTTGATTAGTATCTGATGAAGTGAATGTAATTGTATCAGTTGAATTTACTGGTGTAGTAGTTAAAGCTAAAATTTTCTTTGCTCCAGCTTCAACACTAGCTGATGTTTCATTAAAAGTAATTGCAGTTGAAGATATTGCAGGAAGACTTCCAACTAGCATTAACGAATTCGCAAATAACGAGTAATTAAATGATTTTATTACGTTAAGGTATTGTACCCAGCTTCTATTATTGGCGTTGTAGAATTCGTCCATGAACATATCTTTTGTACGAATCTTGAACCAACGTCTATCACAGATTAAAGCATAGATATTTGAACCATCATATGTAACATTTCCGTCATCATCAATGATGTCGAAATTATCAACATAGAAAACTCGTCCTTCTAGGTCTGCCCTATCTAAATTGAAAGCTCTACTTAAAACCTGTGTATCAAGTACGGAAGCCATTTTGTTTGAAATGAATACATAAATGTCTTCTGGTTTAGACCATGAAACAATTGCTCTTCCATATCCACCAACTTTACTCCATGCGTTGTATTTTGTTGATGGAGTTTTGAAGTTTAGATATAATTCACGTAGGCGAGCTGTTAAATTAACAAGTTCTGCACGTGTAGGATTTGCTGGGTCAACGATTGAGAATGTTTCCATTTGAACAGCATTATTTCTGTAAGCATTTGTGATTAATTTTTTAGTATATTTATAATCATCAATATATGCTCCATTATATAATGAAGTAGAAATTCCCATTAAGAAGCTTTCAAAATCTCCCCATGAAACGAATGCTTTTTCTAATTTCTTTCTGATGATAGTAACTGGATATTGAACATCAAAATTGATTTCAGAATATTCAGCTTTTACATCTGATTCATATTTTGCAAGTAAACCTGCAAAATCGTCTATATTATAAACTCTTCCTTTTGCTGGATTAACATAAATTTCTTGTCCGATTGCTCCAAGTGGTAATTCGTCACCTGCAAGCTCTTTTAAAGGGTTCTCAAAATAATCCATAACAAATTTAGTATAAGCAATTCTGTTTACTAAAGATTGAATGAATTTGTTTCTCATGTCACTTGGTAAAGCAAGTAAGCTTTGTCCGTAAACTTGTGATGAAGTATAATGATTTACAAGAGGAATCTGTTCTTGATATAGACTATTGTCTTGAATAAGAGTCTCACGAATCTCATTCAATGCAGTTTGTAATCCATCTGATGGATTCATATAATCACTTTCCTTTCTTCTGGATTATTTCCAGATACACGGAAATGAAGAGTGGTGAAATCTCATTTCCCTGTATCTAGAAACAATCGTTTCTAGTTATCTTTTAAAATGTCCTTTATTATCAAATATTGTTCTAAAGTCAAAAGGTTGATTTTCTTCTTTTTTAGAGTTTCCAGATTCAAAGAATGAATCTTCTTCTTTTGCTTGAGGAACTTTTAAAAGTAAATTTCCATTTGCCTGTATAAGCATTTCTTTATCATTCTTTAATTTTGTAATTGATGAATCTTTTTCTTTAATAAGTTTTCCGTTTGCTTCTTCGATAACTAAAATATCAGCAAGAGAATCACTTATTTTCCCTGCTTCTTCTTTTCCAAGTTTTTCTTGAATAGTATCAACAATACTTGATAAAGTTTTTTCGTTCATTTTATCACCTCTTTCGTTTTCTAAATTTTCTTGCATATAATACCCACGGAAAATGTTTTTCTTCTTTCTTTTTACTTGGTGGAGTTGGTCCGTCCCATTCTCTCCAGTTATAATTATATCCATTAATAATAGTTGTATCATTAACATAACATGCATCATATATGTGCATTTCATTTTTTAATTGCCAATTATTATTTGGTGGAACTTGTTCCCACCCTGCGTAAGTACCTCTTGCACATTGAAAATGGACGTGGTCTCCTGTGACATAACCAGCTGTTCCTGTATGTCCCATTAAGTCTCCTTGATTAAGTATTTGTCCGACTCCAACAACAGGAAATAAATCATGAGCAACTTCAAACGTGACATATCCAAGACTTCCATCAGCTAAATGTACTTGATTAATAGATTGAAAAACTCTGTTATTTGTTGAAGAATCCGTTGTTGCAACACATTTACATGTACATGGTGCATAATAAGGACAATTAAGAACTCTTCCATTTGCTCCCCACCCTAAAAAGTCCATTTGAAGTGTTCCAGCGTGTGAATATCCTCCACCTTCTTCTTGTGAAGCATTCATATATTCAAGTGGAAAAAGCATTACTTCATATCCATCGGAAGCAACTAATTTTTGATTTGGTCTCATTAATTATCACTACCATTTATTTTATTTTCTAATGTCTCCATTTTATAACTTAATTTTTCTAGACTATTTGCCATCTCTTTTTGGTTTTCGTTAACAGCTTTCAAAGTCTCTGTATTTAAATTTAATGCTCTCACCATATCTTGCATAAATCTATTATTATCTTCTTTTTCTTTTGCAACTTGTTTTTTATCAAACATGATATAAATAACCATGAAGAAAAAGGAAGCTGCTCCAAGTCCGTTTTGAATTATAATATTCATTAAATCTTCCATATCAACACTATCCTTTTTCTTTATTATATCATGAATTAAAATTTTTGTATAGCATTTATAAGTTTTTTATCTTCTTTTATTGTAAATTCGGTCTCTTTCAAAATTACTCCACCTTTTACGTGTGTGAAAGTAAGTTTTCCATCAACCTTCATTCCTTCTTTGAAATTATCCCATGTGACTTGGTCGTAACATCTTTGTGGAAGTCCAGCACATGTAATCTGTATTTCTCCGTTAATTTCTTCCAAATAAGTTTTTTGACGAATAAATTTTGCACGTTCAAAATGTGATTCGTGTTTCCATTTTCCAAGTTCTACATCATCAATTTCACAAAATTGTTTTAATTCTTCAATTGGTAAAATTGTATGAATGGAATCTGTATCAGAGTAACAATACATATCTATTCCATACTTTTTACTCGAATAATCTTTTATTGCTTGAGATGTACGAATCGTTTTATCTCTTGCGAGTGCTGTAACAAATGCCCCCATTGGGAGGTACACACCATCTTTTGTAGTTTTTTCTCCAAGCCTATATTTTACAATGTCACCATCTAAATATGGAATCTTTGATTGTACATCAAGTGAAGTTGCAAATTTTCCATATAAAGAATTAAGCATGATTTTAGCAACCTGTCTTATTCCTTTATTTCCTGAAAGTGTCGCTTCATTCTTTACTTTAATCCATTTATCTATGTATTCAGTAAAAAGACCTCTCATAGCTTTAAATTTCCACCCTGATTCATAATGTAAGTCCCATACATCATATTGTTCAAGAAATAATTTCAAGTCAACACTTGTCAGAGTTAATGCAACAGGTTCTTCTCCAGAGTCTGTTAAGTATTCATTATTAACGAATCTCGAATGTTTTATCTGAATTGTTGGAATTTTCCCCTCTTTAATTTTAAAAGAACATGTAAGTCTTTGAATATATAAAGGATATACTTTGTCTTCAACATACTTTCCTTCATAAAAGAAAGGTTCACCGAATGGAAGCATTTCTTTATACATAACGGAAGGATATAATGAATTAACGTCTAGAACTTCACCTTCCCCAACTTCTTTATTTTTATAAATCGGATTTAGATAAGTAAATCCACCCCTGTAAGCCCGTCGAATATCTTTATCTATTTCATAGTTAAGTGGTTTATATAAACTTCTAAAACGATTTAGGCGAGTAATTTGTTTATATTCAGAAAGGGCATTTGAGCCTGCTGTCATTTTAGTTAATCCCATATTAAAAAGATATGATAAAGCTTTCGCAACGATTACAACGTCATTTTTGATATATGCTTCTTCTTCACCTGTTAAGATATGACCTTTCTCACGTGGAGCATTATAATCAATTTCAAGTTTATTTTCTTCTATTTTAAAAGTCTTCGGCATTGACTCAACTGATTGATTAATAATCTTTAAAGAATCAATAAACGTGACTTTCTTTGTCTTTTTTCCAACTTCAAAATATACTTCAATAGAATAAAATAATCCCATATCAGAAATTAAAGTTGAAAATGTATTATTTCTTTTTTCTTTACTTTCTACATGTTCGAATCCATTCTTCATTAAATAATAAAGAATAAATTCTCCATCAAATTTTAAATTATGAAAATAAATATAAGGATTTGCTTCTTTTTTAATACGTTCAAAGAAACTTTCAATAGAATTTCCTACTTCAACATGTGTTGGTTCTTCAATATCACATAAAGCCCATGCCCAAACCCATGTTTCATCGGGGACCCATGTAGCAGTTTCAAAATCAGCAGTAAATCTTTTCACATATTTTATACCTCAATATCTGTAATTCCTAAATGGAATAATAAAGATGAATCAAAAGCTTCTTGATTTGATGAAAATGATCCATAAAAAAGAGTATCACTTTCTTTATACCATAGGAATAAATCCATAAGAATTGGTGACTTTTTTACAAACTCATAAAACTTTGTTGAATTCTTGATTTTATCAAGTTCCTTTTTTAAAACATCATAGTTTTGAAAATTTGATATTCCTTCAAGTGCTTTATAGAAGTTTTTTCTGAATAATTCGTCACGTGATAATTTATAATCACTTCTTCCGACTGAAAAAATTCTTTGTTTCACTCTTTTTAAACTTTGTCCAGTTTTATTTTCTAAATCAATGAAAGATTGTTCAATTGCATGAATCTCTGAAAGTCTTTCGTCTCCCATTCCTATTGAGGGTCTATCTTTCAAAATTGATTCTCTTTCAAGTTCTAAATTCCTAAAGGCTCGCTTTCTTGCTTTATTAAGTTCCTGATATTCCCACTTTGAAATTTCCTCACCTGATTCAAGAATTTTTGTACTTAAAAGATTTTCTGTATTAACTTTTCTTAACGATTTAATAACCCTATTAAGTTCTTTTCGTGAAGTGATATGCTCTTTTATTTCTTTATATTCTTTTAAATCTGGAAGAAAATCCCTTTCGTCAGTATCTAATTCATTTATTATTTTATTAAAACGAGAAACAGCTTGTCCAAGTTTTATGTAGTCACCACGTCTCCAACGTATTAAGCTATCCATATATTACACCCTCAATTCATTCAAATTTATTTCTGTGAAAATTATTGTGTTTCTATCTAATACTATATCATACTTTTTAGAAATTGATGAGTAATTAACTACATAAAATCCTCTTTTTTCAATTTTAATGTAATATGCAATAAGTAAATAATATCTTATGGAAATATTAATTCCATATTTTGCTTTGATTTTATCCTCTTCCTCTTTGATATAATCTTCATACCCATTAAGGAATCTTTCCTTATTAAATGAAGAAGAGAAGTAAAATCTCGATTGTAATAATTCAACGTATTCATTTGATTCCGTTAAATCATGAAATATCTTTTCACTTCTCCTCATTTTATCACTCCTTATATAAGCTCAAAAGCTAAAGCTTTATTTCCTGAATCTTTCATTTTCTTTTTAACAATTTTGATTTCTAATCCATTTTTAATAGTTTCTACACCATACATAACAATGAATCTTTTCATTTGATTAGTAAACATCTTTGAACCTGTTGCGTAAGTCTGCCCTGCGTCATCAACTAAAATACAAGCTTTGTTTGTTTCAAATTCTTGAATTTCTCCAGTTTCTTCATTCACTTTTGGTTCATCAAGTTCATGAGTAAATTCCTTAATAAGAACATCTACTACTCTGATTGATTGACCTTCACAATCATTTAATAAAAAGTCACATTCTGCATTATCTAAATTATATAATTTCTTTTGTTCTGATAAATCAATAGTTGTGTAATATTTACGTGTTGATTTTACTGATTGCTCTAAAGCTCCAAAACCACTAACAACCATTTCTTGTTTTTCTTCCTCTTTTACTTTCTCTTTTACTTCCTCTTTTAATTCTTCTTTTACTTCTAAATTTTCTTTTGACATATTTAATCCTTCTTTCTTAATTTATTTATTTCTTTTGTGGAGTCTAATCTCTCCTGTTGTAATTTCTCTTGTAGATTATGTACTCTATTCCAAGCTGATTCAGCTCTAATACTTTTATAAAGCATATCATTATAAGTAACTAAATCAATAACAACATAATTTACGTTCATTATTTTATCATTTTTCAACTGGTTTATTCTTTTAATTTTCTTCATTAGATTCACCTTTCTTTTGTAATTTATATTCTTTAATCTTTTCAATAATATAATTAATATCAATATTTCCATATTCGAATATATCCATTATAATTTTTCTAATATAATAATCATCAAGTGTAAATTTCTCAATGTTTTTAAGTGTATATTCATCACTTTCAAAAATGTTATTATAAAAATAATCTTCATAAATTTTACATTCATTTCTTAATTTTTCATTCTCAAAATAAAATTTATTTTTAAATTCTATAATCCTGTCATATTCCCTTCTTGAAATAATAACTAAATCTGATAAATCTATTTTACTTTCCATTTCTAATCCCTCACAATCGTTTCATATTTTATTCTTGATATTTTTAAGCATAATATTATTAAATAGAATAATATCTTGCTATTAGTTTTATGTAAAGTTTTTGCATACTCAATTTCTTGATTTGTCATTTTCTTTACTTCATATTCTATTATTTTATATTTCCATAGATTCATTATTACACCTCACTTCATAATCACATATAATAAAGCTATTAGTAATTGTATTACATCTGATATTTTACAATCTTCACTGCCTCTGCAACTTGCTACAAATGTCCTAATGCTTCTGTACTTAGTATAATCATTACTACTACTTTAAATATATTCATTATTTCACCTCTCTTAATATATCTTAAATTCAAAGTCTTCTAAAATTGGAGATTCAACACATTGAATTCCAAATAAATATTCTATTTTGTTTCCAAAACTATAAGGTTTGAAATAATAATCTTGAAACTCCTCATCATATCTTATTTTAAATCTAAATGTTTTCATGAAACTCATCACCACTCCTTTTTTCTTGTTTCATTGTACCTTAATTATAAAGGATATCTTTTCAAATTTCAACACTTTTTTCAAAAGTTTTTTAAAAAGTTTACAAAAAAGTTATATTTACATTATTTTTCCTTTGTGATATAATATATTTAGTGATAAATCTTATTCAATATATAGTGTGTTTATCTGGAATATCACTTGCGAAGAGCAAGCCAGAAAATATATGGAGTGATGTCCTGCTATATAATAAGGTTATATTGCTAGGATAAGAGGTGTTATATGGATAATAATATATTCTATAATTATGATAGAGTAATTTCGTATAACGCCTTCCTTAATTTTTTAATAGGTGAACGTGGTGTTGGTAAAACATTCGGAGCTTCTGAATTCGTTACTCGTCAATTTATTAAAAAAGGACATGAGTTTGTCTATATTAGAAGATATAAAACAGACTTGGAAAAAGGTAAAAAGAAATTCTTTAAAGCTTTAATCAATGAAGGTAAATTTGAAAATCATAAATTAGAAGTAAAAGGTGATACATTCTTGATTGATGAAAAAGTTGCAGGATATTCAATTACTCTTTCAACAGCTCATCAAATAAAATCTTCTAACTTTCCAAAAGTTAAATATATTATATTTGATGAATTTCTAATTGAAGATGGGCAATCTCATTATTTAAAGAATGAAGTTAATATCTTTCTTGGTTTAATTGAAAGTGTTGCTCGTATGCGTGATGTAAAAATTCTATGCCTTGGGAATGCTACAAATGACATTAATCCATACTTCCTATTCTTTGATTTAACTCTACCATATAATAATGATATTAAATTATATAAAAATGGACTTATTCTTCTTCAATATATGGATAATAAACCATATAGAGAAGCAAAGAAGAAAACAAAGTTCGGTCAACTTGTAGAAGGTACGGACTATGAAGATTATGCAATAAATAATAAATTTAACAATGATGATAAAAAATTTATAGAAAAGAAAACAGGTTCTTCAAAATTTTCCTTTTCATTTATATTTAAAGGTCAAAAATTTGGAATCTGGATTGATTACAATATGGGTAAAATGTATGTTTCAAATGATTATATTGATAATGGACTTTGTTTTGCTACTACAACAGAAGACCATCAACCTAATACAATGTTATATTCTATTGCTAAAAAATATAATTGTTGGAATAGTTTTATTCAAAATTATAAA